ATGGAAATCCTGCCCGGGAACTTCCTTCTCGGGTCGACCGCGGAGCGTGTCACCCTGCCGGCCGATCTCGGGGCGCAGGTTCAGGGCAAGTCTTCGTTCGCCCGTCTGGGACTGCTTGTCCATTGCACGGCCGGTTGGATCGACCCTGGGTTCGACGGGAAGATCACCCTCGAGTTCGTGAATCTCGGCATCAACCCGATCCCCTTGCGTGTCGGGAAGCCCATCGCGCAGATACTCTTTCATCAGACCCTGTCGCCATCCGAGAGACCATACGGATCGCGCGGATTGAACTCGCGGTATCAGGGTCAGGAAACAGTGACAGGATCACGACTATGACCGGACCACCACGGATTCCTACGGCACTGAAGATCCTCAGGGGCAACCCAGGCCACCAGAAACTCAACAAGGCAGAGGCAAAGCCCCCTGTCGACTTGGGGAAGCCTCCGTCCGAGTTGTCGTTGCCTGCCAAGCGGATATGGCGCGACTTCGGGAGGCAGTTGGCGGACCTCGGATTGATCACACGGATCGACGAGGCATCCTTCGCGGCGTTCTGCCAGACGTATGCCCGTTGGCTCGAAGTCAACACGTACCTTCGCGATGCGCCGCTGCTCCTCGAGAGTGCGAAGGGTGGGTTGGAGATCAACCCGGCGGTCAAACTGCTCGATCAGTTGCAGACTGCAATGATGAAAGCGGCGGCGGAGTTCGGACTGTCGCCGAGTTCACGATCCAAGGTAACGACGAACGCCGTCCGCGAAGACGAATTGGGGGACTTCCTTGGGACAGGAACCAGCCGCTGAACGTGCAGCAACCTTCATCGAGAAGTTCTGCCGGCACTCGCGCGGTGACATCGCGGGGACGCCGATCGTGTTGCGCGATTGGCAACGCGAGGTATTGTCGGGTCTGTTTGCGGTCACTCCGGAGGGCAAGCGAAAGCACCGCACCGGCCTGATTGGACTGGCCCGCAAGAACGGGAAATCCGTTCTCGGATCCGGCATTGCCTTGTACGGACTGATTGCGGACAACGAACCCGGAGCCGAGATCTACGCATGTGCCGGCGACCGGCAGCAGGCACGCATCGTGTTCCAAGAGGCCCGTCGGATGGTGGAATCACATCCGGCGTTGTCGAAGCACGTGACGGTATTCCGGGACGTTCTCGAAGTGAAGGCCACGAAGAGTGTCTTCCGGGTCCTGTCGGCGGACGCCAAGTTGCAGCAGGGACTTACGCCGCACCTCGTCATCTTCGACGAGGTTCACGTGCAGCCGAATGACGAACTGTGGAACGCGATGGTCCTCGGCATGGGGACGCGGAAGCAGCCGTTGATGGTCGGCATCACGACCGCCGGGTACGGCGAAGACACGTTGCTCTACCGTCTCTATGACTATGGGAAGAAGGTTCGATCGGGCGAGATCGACGACCCGAGTTTCTTCTTCCGCTGGTGGGAACCCGAGGCCTCCGAGTGCGACTGGCGCGACCCTGCCATCTGGGCGCAGGCGAACCCGGCATACGGGGATTACCTGAATGCCGAGGCACTCGAGCATGACGCGCGGACCACACCCGAACACGAGTTCCGCCGGTATCACCTGAACCAGTGGACGACCGTCGCGGATGCGTGGTTGCCGTTCGGCGCTTGGGACCTCTGCAAGGACGAGACGGTACACCTTGACGAGACCCTGCCACTCAGGGTCGGAATCGACATGGCGTACAGCAACGACTGCGCTGCGATTGTCGGGGCGCAGGTTCAGGGTGACCGGACCGTCATCCGCCTTCTTGGCGTGTGGGAGAACCCGTTCGACCCGACCGACAAGCGTTCCGATGCGTGGAAGATATCCGTGTTTGAGGTTGAGGAACGCTTGCGCCAGATCCGTGCGAGGTTCCCTGCATCAGGGGCCGTCGTTGACGGACAGGTATTGCCGGGTCCCGAGTTCGCATACGACCCGGCGTGGTTCTCCCGGTCCGCTCCCCTGCTCGAAGGTGACGGTCTCACCATGGTGGAGTTCCCACAAACCGACAGCCGGATGGTTCCGGCGGCGCAGACCCTCTACCAGTTGATCACGGAGCAGAAACTGGTTCACGACGGGAACCCGATCCTGAAGCGTCATGTCGAGAATGCCGTCGCCGACCGACGACCCCGGGGGTGGCGAATCTCGAAATCAAGCAGCAGGAAGAAGATTGACGCGGCGATCGCCTGCGCGATTGCGGTGACCAGGGCACAGGAGCCTGCACCACAGCCGAAGACAAGCGTATACGCAAACCGGGGCGTGTTGATATTATGAGACTGGATACAAGTGATTTGTTCTTGATTGCCGGTATCCTTCTGGTAAGCGTCAGCCTCGCACTGTGGGTACCGACCGCGGTGCCGGCCTACTACGGTGTGATGGCGATCTTGTTTGGGATTGCGCGAGGAATAGCGGATGCTCGTTCGCCAGGCAATGACCCTGATCAACCGCCGAAACGGTAGCCTCGAGAACCCGGGCAACCCGTTGAACGCCATGTCACTTGCCAACGCGTTGGCGGGGGGGCAAGGCACCGTCTCAGGGATCACGGTCAACTCCGAGTCGGCGATGGCCTTGCCCATCGTCTATACCTGCGTATCGCTTCTCTCGCGTACCGTCGCTTCCCTCCCTTTGATCCTCTATCGGCGTCTCGACCGCGGGAAGGAACGCGCGACAGATCACGCGTTGTACCGGGTCCTCCGTGATCTTCCCAACCCGGAGATGACGGCATACGACCTGCACGCGTGCCTGATGAGCCATCTGGCACTGTGGGGCAACGCCTACTGCGAGATCGTCCGCAACGCCAACGGTGACGTAGTGGAGTTGTGGCCGATTGCACCGCAGCGCGTTACGTGGAAGCGTCTCGCTCCCGGAAAGCTGCTCTACGAGATCGAGATGGATGGCACCCGCGTCAACCTGCGGGGTGATCAGGTGATGCACCTGCGAACCCTCAGTGCCGATGGCAAGCGTGGCTATTCCTTCATCAGTCAGGCACGGGAGGAAATCTCACTCGGGATCGCCGCACGCGAGTATGGGTCACGGTTCTTCGGACAGGACGGGCGCCCTGGGGGCGTCTTGACCCATCCGGGTTCACTCTCGCAGGATGCCCTTGACCGTTTGCGGTCCTCATGGGAGGCAGCCCACAGTGGCCTGAGCAATAGCCACCGGGTGGCAATCCTCGAGGAGGCGATGACGTTCACGCCTACGACCCTTCCGCCGGAGGACATGATGTTCCTCCAGACGCGTGACTTCACGCGGAAGGAAATCGCGGGGTGGTTCCACATCCCGCCGCACATGGTTGGCGATACCGAACGGTCGACCAGCTGGGGAACCGGAATCGAGAGTCAGGCACAGGGGTTCCTTACCTTCACCCTCGTCCCGTGGTTGACATCGTGGCAGCAGGAAATCAACCGGTCACTGCTCACGCCGACCGAACGGGAGACGTACTTCGCGGAGTACATGACCAATGCCCTCCTCAAGGTCGATACGCAGGCGAGGTATGAAGCCTACGCCAAGGGTCGCAACTGGGGATGGTTGTCGGTCAACGATGTCCGGGAGATCGAGAATCTTAACCCCATCGAGGGCGGAGATGTTTACCTCAGCCCGTTGAACATGGGCAATAGCGAGGTCATGCGGGATTGGCCGAACCCGCAGGCGGGAACGCAGGCAGGCGCACCCGGCGCACCGGTTCCATCTAATCAGCCGTCCGTGCCGAAACCCGGAGAAACGGTTCCCCAATCGTTGCGGGCCGAGGATGACGGTGAGGATGCCGAGGAACGGGCACTCCTGGCGATCGAGCGTCGTGCGATTGACGTTCCAGGGTGGATGCAGGCAAACGCGGCCCGTGGCATAGCGTGGTACGAGGATGGCCTCGCCGGAGACGGTGTCACGGAGAAGACCGTTCGCGAGGCACGCGCCATTGCAGCGGGAAGCACCACTACGGACAAGGTGCGCCGGATGGCGGCTTGGTTCGCCCGTCATATGGTGGATCTTGACGCACCCGCAGCATCACCGGACGACGAGAACTACCCGTCACCCGGCGTCGTTGCCCACGCATTGTGGGGAGGGGGATCACGGTCCCAGTCCCAACGCGCGGAACGTTGGGCGAATGCCCGCATTGCGGAGATTGACGGAGATACCGCAACCGAAGGGCGGGTACTGCCCGCCACCCACGAGGGCGACGCGCTTGCCATCATCGGCATGGCCTACGACGCTCTCGATGTCCCCTCGATCGCCCGGGCGATCAGGGCGAGTCTCGGAGACGATCGATGACAACCGAAGGACCCACGAGAGCCGAAGCGGCCGCGCACATCCTTGCACGCGAAACGGGACGCAGGATGCGTGCCATCCAGGTGAGGATCGACGAGGTAGAGGAGGAGCGGAAATCTGCCCTTGAAGCCGTCGCATCACGCCTCGATGGACACGACGGGACCGATGCGAGGCAGGATGTCCTCATTGACGGTCTCCGCGTCGGTCTTGAAACGGTGCAGGCGATTACCACGGCAATCGATGCCGCCCACGGGGAGACGCGGGAACTGACCGCAGCGCAGGCGCAGGAACTGGCCTCCATCGCCAGTCGTCTCGCGGCGAATGAGCAGGTGGACGCGGCACAGGATGCCGAACTTACCGGATTGACCGGACGTGTCGAGGGACTTGAGGCACGCGCACCCGTTCCCGGCCCTCCCGGTCCGAAGGGTGAACGCGGGCCTGCCGGGCCTCCAGGCAGGACTGGTGGATACGTCGGCGGTGGCGGGTCAGCGACCATCCAGAGCAACGGCACGACGGTTGCCAACAGGCCGATCCTGAACTTCGTCTCCGGTGCGACCGTGACCGACAACGGTGCGAATAACCGTGTGGATATAACGGTTAGTGGTGGTGGGTCCGGCGCGATCAACAGCGTCACCGCATCCTCCGGCCTGACCGTCACGGGCACCTCGGACCTCACGATCACCAATACCGGCGTGCGGAGCCTGAGTGGTTCCGGGCTGACGGTGTCCGCCTCGACCGGCGACGTAACGCTGACCGCACCGACCGTATCCGGCGGAACCGGGATCAGCGTGTCCGGGTCGGGGACCACATCGATCACCGTGAGTGCCACCGGCGTCAACTCCGTGAGTGCGGGTACCGGGATTAGCGTGTCAGGCACAACGGCGCTGACCGTCTCGGCGACCGGCGTCCAGTCGCTCACCGCAGGCAACGGAATCACCGTCTCGGGAACCACGACGCCGACCGTGTCCGCCAGTCTTGCGGCTGGAAGCGGGATCGGGATCAGTGGCACGACGACGCTCACGGTCAGCAACAGTGGCGTGACGAGCCTGGCAGGCACGGGCGTGTCCGTCAGTGCTTCAACCGGAGCCGTCACGATTACGGCTCCGGCAGTGACGGGTGGCACTGGGATCACGGTATCAGGGTCGCAGACCACGAGCCTCACGGTCACGAATAGTGGAGTGACAAGCATCGTTGCCGGTACCGGGATCGCGGTGTCAGCGGCTACGGGTGCCGTCACCGTGAGTGCGTCTGGAGGCGGAGGCGCTTCAACAACCGCCGCGAACACGTGGACAGCCACACAGACTTTTGCCGGAGGCACTAGCAGCGGATTTCCCGCGACAACCTATGGCGTGCTGTCCGACAGTTACGGAATGGTGCGGGCAAACAGGTTTGTGCAAGGAAACCTTGTTTCAGGGTCAAGCATCACCTATGCGCCAATAACCGCCAATAACCTTGTTCCACTGCCCATGTTTCAAGGCGGAACTGGAGCATTGACTTCGGTAGGGACGGCAGCAACGGGAGCCGGTTGCATATATGTTGCGGTTGATCCAACTGGCAGGTTTGCTTTTGTGACGAATCAGGGTGGCAATACAGTGCAAGCCTATACCATCGACCAATCCACCGGAGCATTGACTTCGGTAGGGACGGCAGCAACTGGCCTCTTTCCAAGTGGTGTCGCGGTTGATCCAACTGGCAGGTTTGTTTTTGTGGTGAATAGTGATAGCGCCACAGTACAGGCCTATACCATCAATCAATCCACCGGAGCATTGACTTCGGTAGGAACGGCAGCAACGGGAACCACTCCAACTAGTGTCGCGGTTGATCCAACTGGCAGGTTTGCTTTTGTGGCGAATTATGGTAGCGACACGGTGCAAGCCTATACGATCAATCAATCCACCGGAGCATTGACTTCGGTAGGGACGGCAGCAACGGGGACATCTCCTAGAGGTGTTGCGGTTGATCCAACTGGCAGGTTTGCTTTTGTGGCGAATTATGGTAGCGACACGGTGCAAGCCTATACCATCAATCAATCCACCGGAGCATTGACCTCGGTAGGAACGGCAGCAACTTTGACACAGCCTTATAATGTTGCGGTTGATCCAACTGGTAGGTTTGTATTGGTTACAATTTATGGGTTCAACCGCCTATATAGTTACAAGATCAATCAATCTACCGGCGCACTGGGTTCTGCTACTGCCGCAACAACGGGAAGTAATCCAACTGGTGTTGCGGTTGATCCAACTGGCAGGTTTGCTTTTCTGACGAATACGGGTGGCAGTACCGTTCAAACCTATACCATTAATCAATTCACCGGGGCATTGACTTCAGTAGGTACTACGGCGACGGGGACAACTCCTTATGGTTGTGTAGTTGACCCGATTGGCAGGTTTGTTTTTGTGGTGAATTATGGTAACTCCACGGTACAGACATATCGAATCAACAATTTTGCGGCCAATACCGGGACGTTCCTTGATCGCATGATGGTCGGAACCATTGCTTCTCCGGCATACGCACTGCAACTGTCAACCGATTCCGCGGGCAAGCCAACCAGTTCATCGTGGACGATTGTCAGCGACGCCCGTGTGAAGGAAGTGACCGGCAGTTACCAACGTGGGCTGGCAGACGTGGTTGCGCTGACACCAAAGAAATACCGGCTCAATGGCAAGCACGGCTCGGTCGATGATGGAAAGGAACACGTTTCCATCATCGCGCAAGAAGCACAGGACACCTGGCCGGAGATGATCGGTGCATTCCCGTATCAGGAGACTGATCCCGAGACCGGCGAGACCATTCAGTTGGAACTGCTCAATCTCAACACCAACGACCTGCAATGGGGACTGGTGAACGCGATAAAGGAACTCGCGGAGCAGAACGCCGCAATGCAGGCACGCATTGATGCGCTGGAGGCCAAGCCGTGACGGCGCGGAATGCGCTCGCACGGGCGACCGGCGTGACGTTGCCGGCACCTACCTGATTGGAACCGGAGGAGTATCCCAATGAGCCGCCGTATTGAGAGGCACCTTGCCTCGACCACGTTTGAAGTGCGCGGAGTTGATGATGGCGCCCGACAGATCGTCGGGTACGCCGCCGTCTTCAACTCACCGACGACGATACGGGGCGCATTCGGTGACTACACCGAACGGATCAGGCCCGGGGCATTCGCTAAGACGATCCAGGAAGCCGATGTCCGTGCGCTGTTCAATCACAATGAGAACTTCGTGCTGGGACGGAACAAGTCCGGGACGTTGCGCCTGTCGGAGGATGCGGTCGGTCTGCGGATGGAGATCGACCTCCCTGACACCAGCTATGCCCGGGACCTCATGGCATCGATGGGCCGGGGAGACATCAACCAGTCATCCTTTGCGTTCTCGCCGATCGCGCAGGAATGGCAACGCGCACAAAGCGTTGACCAAACAGATGAACGCACTCTTAATGAAGTCAGGTTGTATGATGTGAGTGTCGTGACGTACCCAGCCTATCCTGACACCACATCGGCCGTCAGGCAGGCATCATTCGACCCACTCGCGATGCGGGCACTGGCGCGGTTCGAACGCGTCCAGACCCTCGACGTAGAGGATGTCGAAGCGTTGCGGCAGTTGGTGCGATCCATCGAGACCAGCCTGGGGCCGGTTGTCCACCCCGAATCGGAGCCGCCCGTTGGGCACTCCCTGGAATTGTTGCGACGCAAGTTGGCAATTCTTGAGAAGGAAATCTAGCAATGGTCAGTTCAGTTGAACTGCGTCAGGAGCGCCGGTCGCTCGTTGAGCAGATGCGTAACCTTGTATCACGTGCCGAGGCCGAGAAGCGTGGCCTTGATGGTCTTGAGACCGAGCAGTGGGAGAAGCTTGATGCGGCTTCCAATGCGCTTGATGTCCGCATTGAGCGTCTCGAGCGTGTCGAGCGTGACGCCTACTCCGAAATCCCCGAGCCTCGTGCGGCCGCACGCGAGATCGCTGCCGCGCCGCCGCGCGTCGATGACGAACTGCGCGACGTGGCATTCGGCAAGTACCTCCGGAACGGCATGCAGGCACTGCTGCCAGAGGAGCGGAACGCACTCGCTTCGGGCTATCAGGCATTCCCCGAGACTCGCGCACTCGCCGTTGGCACCGACAGCGCCGGTGGATACACCGTTTCCAAGCTGTTCGATACCACCGTCCAGACGAGCATGCTTGCCTATGGTGGCATGATGCAGGTAGCCACCCGCATCCCTACCGCGACTGGTGGGCAACTGCTGATTCCGACCTCGGATGACACCGGGAATGCAGGTGCGATTCTCTCAGAATCCACGCAGGTGTCAGAGCAGGATGTGTCGTTCGGCCAGACCACCATCGATGTGTTCACATATAGTTCGAAGTTGATCCGCGTTTCCTTCCAGCTCCTTCAGGACACGTTCTTCCCGTTGGAGACATGGTTGGCGGAGCGTCTCGGCGAGCGTCTCGGGCGCATCATGAACACGCACTTCACCACCGGTGACGGTTCTTCCAAGCCGTATGGACTGGTGACGGGCAGCTCGCTAGGCAAGACAGGTGCGGCGGGTCAAACCTCAACTATTGTGTATGCTGATTTGGTAGACCTTGAGCATTCTATTGACCCGAGTTATCGCCCAGGATCGGCATTCATGATGCACGATTCGATGCTCAAGGTCCTCAAGAAGCTCGTTGACGGACAGTCGCGGCCGCTGTGGCAACCCGGATTGACGGTTGGGGAACCGAACTCGATTCTCGGATATCCCTACTACATCAATCAGGACATAGCGGCACCGGCAGCCTCCGCCAAGAGTCTCTTGTTCGGTCAGCTGAATAAGTACTACTGGCGGGATGTCCAAGGCATCCAAGTCATGCGCCTTTCAGAGAGGTACAGCGACTACCTTCAGGTTGGGTTTATGGCATTTGCACGTGCTGGTGGCAGACTAATCGACTCCGGCACGGATCCGGTGAAGTACTACCAGCACCCAGCGTCCTAATCCCGTGGGGCGGCGGTAAACCGCCCCGAGCTTCTTTCTTCGGAGGGGTACATGGTCACCATCAGAATGCTCGTGTCAATGGCAGGACCGGAGGTGACCTATGTCCCCGGCCACCTCTACGAGGTGAGCGAAGTGATTGCGGAGGCATGGAAGGAGGCGGGGATTGCCATCCCCGTCGCCGACCCTGCGCCGGTCGAATCCGAACCGGCCGCGGTTGATGTGGAGACTGCAAGCGCACAGGATGCTCCTGAACGCGCTGCACGGGTACGGCGTCCACGCTGATGCCTGCGGTTCCCCACTGGTACGCATCCCTCGCGCAGGTGAAGCGTCAGCTGCGAATCTCGGATACCACGGACGATGATGTGTTGAAGGCAACCATCTCGAACGTGTCGCGCCAGATTGACCAGTTCTGCGAACGCCACTTCTTCCCGATCGTTGCGGTCAAGTACTTCGAGACGGACGAGTACAACGAGTTGTGCATGCCAGGGGAGGACCTCCTCGCCGTCACGACGCTCGAGGTAGACCAGAACGACGACGGGACCTATGAGGAATCGTGGGCATCGAACACGTATTTCCTCGAACCGCGGAATGCCTCGACAGAGTATCCTCCGCGTCCGTACTGGGAGATCGAGATACCGACCCGCAACACGAACTACTTCCCGGTCGCCGGCGAGTACCCGATCAAGATCACGGGCCTCTGGGGCTATTACAACCAGTTGACCGCGACGACCACCGTCCATAGCGCCATCGGGTCCGCAGATGTGTCGGTAGCGCTGCATAACGCGAATACCCTGCTTGAGATCGGGCAGATGATCCTCATCGGGTCGGAGCAACTCTGGATCACGGACATTTCGGGCATTAACGTCACGGTGACGCGTGCCTGCAATGGCACCACCGCTGCATCGCATGCGGTCGACGCCACCGTATCCACCTACTCCTATCCGGTGATCAGCGAGGCGGCGACGCATCAGGCAGTGCTTGCGTACCGGCAGACAACCAATCCCTACGGTACCGTTGGCGTCGGCGAGGTGCTTACGGAGCCACGCGTGATGACCGCTGCCGGGTTGCACCCATTCGTGCGGGGAATGATCGCACCCTTCAAGCGGATGCGGTACGAGGGAGTCTGAGATGCCTGCAATCACGCTTGGGCGTCAGATACCCACGCGAGTGACCGGACCCCGCGGATTCGGTCGGGTGACTGCGTCGCGTCTCGGGAAAGTCAGCGTCACGGTCCTCGGTCACCAGAAGATCGTGGAGAAGCTGACGAAGCAGAAGTTCTGGATCCAGCCGACCAAGGAAACGATGCTTGCCCTCCAGACGCATGCTTACCGGAAGGCCAAGGACCGGGCGCCTCGCCTGACCGGGGACGCGAAGGGGAAGATCCAGAAGGCGACGGACAAGGCGATCTTTCCGAAGTACGCCGATGTCATCCTGAAGCCATCCTTGGCAAAATCCGATGGCAAGTTCAGGTATTCGTTTGCCCTCGATGCGGCCCGTCGCCGGGCGCCGAAGGGAATGTCCGGCAAGGGTCCGTTCGCCCGTGTCCGGCGGACGAGGGGAACCAAGATTCCGCGCATCCGCCTGACGAACAAGAACGCACCATACAAGTACCGGTCAACGTCGTTCAAGGGCCAGAAGACATTCAACTGGTTTCATGGCACGAGCAGGCTGACCGCGAAGCTCCTGCGGACCGAAGCAATGCGTGCCGCCCACCAGATCCAGGCAGCGTGGTCGGCCTGACATGGCGCATCCCGTAGTTGCAACGATGGCTGCCTTGGCGCGATGGCTGCGCCTCGAGGGTGACCTTTCGACCTTTGCCGGGGACGTTTGGGATGTTCCGCCCGACAACCTTCCACGCCTGCCCGCGATTGTCATCATCTGGGATAGCGAGGCGGCGTCCGAGTTCGATGGGCAGGGTGACGTGCCGGTCACGAGGCAGTACCTCGATGAGACCTTCGAAATCCGAATCCTGTCCGACCAGCCTGATGCGGTCCGCGCACAAGTGCAGGTGCTGACCGCGATCGACGGCGTCCGCAAGGCAGTGAACGCACACCAGACACTCAAGGATGCATCAGGCATTGCAACATGCCTGCAATGCAGGTATGAAGGCGCCAAGCAGGAACCGGTAGAATACGGTGACCGCGGTGACATACCGGGTGCTACCGTCACTCTACGTTGTCTGATTGACGTTGCAGGTAATTTTGGCGGATAATCGGAGGCAACATGATCTTGATTGAAACTGTGGACGAAGTCGTTCAGGTGTCGATTGGTGCGAAGACCTGGATAGGTCACACTGGTGGCATCGAAGTGGAAGAGGATCATGCTGCCGAGGTACGGAACATTCTCTACCTCGCCGGACAGCTTTACATAGACGAGGACGACGGCGACCCCGTCCAGCCTCCGGCGCCTGTGGAGGATTCGAGCAATGGCACTCTCTAATAGCGTAAAGGCCAAGTTTGGCAAGGAAAGCACGTGGGGAACCGCCGTCACGCCAACGGTCATGCTCCCCTTCACGACATTCACCGCCGACGCGGAACTGGATGAGATCATTGACGACGCCACTCGTGGCGATGCCAGCATGGACT